CAAAGCGATCCTTGCTGCTCACGAAACAGAGGAGAAGGAAAAGCGACTAGAATTAGCAGACAAGTTGCATTGGGCATTGATTAAGGATGTCGGCCACTTAGGTGGATCTAACAAACGCAGTATCAGCATGAACGAGAAAGGTAAGTAAATATGAACCTGCTTGACCTTCGTAACGCTGTCAAAGATCGACTGGCAATCCGTTCGGATGGGTCAAGCAACAGCCTTGACGGACTTATCACTAACGCCTATGTGAACACTTCTATTGATGACGCGCTTAATCGTGTCAGTATGGAGCGCGACTGGTGGTGGCTTGCCACGACAGCATCACTATCGTTTGATACGACTGACGGTGACGCAGCACTACCATCCGATTTCATGCGCGCCAACAAACTGGTTATTAACGGCAACCCGGTCGAACCGCTACCGCTAGACACATTCCTAGACCCGAACGCCGATATGAACGCTTACGGCTGGCTGGTTTACGGCAACGCTGTCAAGATCACGCCGATCCCAACCACGACTACCACCGGGACGTTGTACTACTTCCGTAGCGAACCAGCCCTTTCGACACAAGCATCTCCCGATACCAAGTCACCGTTGATGCCCGTGGTCTACCACAAGTGCATTGTCGCCTACGCCAGCCATCTTTGTGCGGCCCGCCGACAGGACGAACAACGCGCGTCGTTGTATCTCCAGGAGTACGGAAATTTCTTGAAGTCAATGAATGACGACAATCGAGCAACAATCCAGCGACGAATTAAATTTGCACGGACGATGTCAGACGCAGCCTGGAGTTAAGTCATGGGATCATTCCAAATTACCTATGACGACTTCTCAGGTGGTCAGTACATGGGTCGTAAAGCCAACAACTTTCCCAAAAACCAATGGAGCGGAACAGACGTAATTGCAACTCCTAATGGAAATTTGATTGCATCAGAAACTTATTTGGCTTCGACTTACGACCCAACACCTAGCGTTAATGTCAATATTTTTGACCATTGGGTTATTGGTGTTGATTCATATGTTTTTGCTAATTATTTGCCAAGCACATCACGCATGATTAAAACGCCCGACATAAACAACGGCGTTAAATTCCCAATCACAACAGCCACTTCACCGAACCCGCTTGTCCCCACAACTTTGACCGGGGTGCTTGCAGGCAAAGTTGCATACGAACCTACAGCTAATAAGTTTTACTACGCCGCCACTACAGGAAACATCTATTCAGTTCTAGCGGGTGCAACCCCAACCGTTGCCTTAGTTTCGTCGGCACTTTCAGGTATTGCTATAACCAACGTGGCGTTATATGGATATCGCCTTGTTGCTTGGGGGCCGACCAGCAAACTCCTATATTACTCAGACACCACTTTTGCTACTTGGTCTACAGCAAACTACTACGAATTCAACGGCAACATTTTGAATGTTTTGCCTCGAACAAACGATCTGCTTGTTGTTTGCGACACCGGGGTCTTCAGCCTTGTCGGCGTACTCGGATCATCCATTACAAACCAATTAATTGTTCCACAAACAAACGTCGCTGAAGGTATGCGTAGTGCTGTAGTAGTTGGGCGTAATGTCTATTTCTTAGATCAAACATTGTCAGGGTCGCCCGACGGTCGTATTTACCGTTTGACTGGTTCTAACGTTCAAGCCGTAGAAATTATGGACGTATTTAATGTTGTTGAAGCATCTACAAAAGGACTAGAACAAGGCGTAATAGGGGTTATTAATGATGGTCGCATTGTCGTCCAATTAAAAGACGGCAATTGTTTTGCCGAATCTTTGCCAGGAACTTGGACGAGGTTGTACAACGCGAAATGCAACGGGCCAGCTCCTGAAGCAAACGCTATGTGTATCGGTCGAGCAGGCCCCAATTCCTTAAACGAATATTTTTTAGTTGCTTCAGTCGATGCCGATGGAGAACTTTCTGTAGTTCGATATATACATAATGTCGTGTCCGTTGTTAACATGGACAACGATTTCCAATATGTGTCAACACCAAGTACATCACTTCTGCCATCATCAGGTTTTGTTGAATTGCCTGAATATTGGCATTCAAAACCTTTTAATGTCAAAGAAATATTCGTTGAATTTTATCGAGCTGAGGTAGACCCAACAATTACGGCAGGAATAATGCCATCAGGAATTGTTGATCTTTCTGGAAATGAGGTTGGAAGTTCTTATGTTTCGGGCTATCAACCACTTTCCGCTGATGTTTTTACCAGTTTTGTTGTGCCAGTCACTTATCGATTCCGATCTAACGATGCTGTTAAAGGTTTTGGTGCTAAACCACAACTTAACTTCAGTAAAGCAATCATTAAGCGTGTGATCCTGAACTGTGAAGACTGATGCCGTTCCAGTACACCTTTCGTGCCGATGACATCACGACCTGGGACGCACCGACTCGCGACCTTTTAGAGAACCGTGACCGGGAACTAGAACTCAGCCTTATTGACTTGAATGGCGCAAACCCCATCGGCGGTATCGTCATGTGGGGCGGGACGGTCGCCTCAATACCTACAAACTATGTGCTGTGTAACGGGGCATCAGTTTTAACCTCGGCGTATCCTTCATTATTCGCAGCGTTGCAATACCGTTATGGCGGATCGGGCGCAAACTTCAACCTGCCAAACTTCACAACAAGAATCCCCATAGGAACGGTAGGTACGCCGTCACCCCCATCTACCCAAGCCACTAACGCTGCTTCCGCAGTCGATGTTCACACACACACGGTTAACTCAAGTCTTAGTTTGGGAACACTTAATACCCACACTCACGGTGGCGGTGTTCTTACTGCGGGGTCAGTCAACAGTTCATTTACTGCAGGTAACGCCCAAAACCACACACACGGCGTGTCAGGAAATACTGGCAATGCCTCAGCAAACCATAGCCACGTTTACTTCAAGCCGAACTCAGGTGCGAATAACAACACAGGTGGTGATGGCGCAGCACACACTCACGGTTTCAACGTAACTTCGGCAGGTTCTAATACCACAATTGCTGTCAACAGTTCATTTACCGCTGGCAACACAAACACATCAATTACCGCACCTGGCGCACCAAACGCAACAATAAATACTGCTCTCACGGCAGGCAACGCCTCGACTATTAACTCATCAACACCAGCCCACACTCACACAATGAATACAATCGAAGTTGTCTTTATCATAAGGTTTCAATAAACATGGCTATCGGCAACGCATTTGGAAGTCACGAGGGCTACCTCAAAATTATTGGCAACACCGACAACAAAGGTTTATTCGGTTTTGCCAAACTAGATCAACCAACAAACTTTATGCAACCAGCCGATGTAACAAAACGGTGCGACTACCAATCTTCGCTAGCACTCCGGGGATTCCACAAATTTGAAGATGGGGTCTGCAACTGTGGCCTGCAAGAAGAACCCAATAATCTCACAGGTGGACATTTTGCCTTAGAAGACCTAACAGCATTGTTCGTGGTAGTAGACGCTAGCCCCGCTGGCCTCATCTGTTACTTTGAATTTGCAGACGACGAAGATTTCTATCTGACCCAACGTGGAAACACCCTGACACGCACACTCCAAGAACAATTCAGATTCCTAATCGAATGGGAATACGCCCACAAACACCTTGACAACTCCGAAGAAATAGCTATTTGTGCTACGGAAATGTTAGAGATTTTAGATATGCCCGCCGACATCAAAGAATGGATCCTGAATTCCGTTCCCAACGAAAAAGTCAACAGATTTCTAGAAGGCAAAACGAACGCCCTTGAACGAACCACGGACACAATCCCCGATTTAACAGACGCATTTTCTGAATGGTTATTAACTAGATTTCAAGAAGCCAAGAATTTTGGAGAACACGGCTAAGAAAGAGTCACAAATGATTGACATCAAATACCCAGGAGATACTTCAGCACAAATTCAAATTGCTGACGGGATACTCGATGAGTCGGTCTGCAAAATGTTTATTGAAAGAATGAAAGATCATTGGCATCACTCATTCCAAGGAGAAACATTCGGCGGCATAGACCCCAAGACCAAACTGACCGAAGACCTGCATTACAGCAGAGAACGAGACTTGAACTGGACAGAAAAAGACACCTGGCTAGACGAACAAGTTTGCTCGGCTCTTACCAGCGCAATCGCAATATATAAACAAAAGTACCGCCACCTAGACATATGGACAGAAATCCTAGATTCAGGCTTCCAAGTCCAGCGGTATCTACAAAACTTCGGCTTCTACCGACCCCATGTTGATTCTTTCCCGATGCCTTATTCAGCAATATCGGAAAGAGTTTTAGCAGCAGTCATCTACCTCAACGACGTTGATTACGGTGGCGAAACCAACTTCCCGCTTCATCAGGTGGCCGTCAAACCCAAAGCTGGGCGTATCTCTTTATTCCCGGCAACCTTTACCCATCCCCATGAATCATGCGTCCCGATCACAGGTGACAAATGGATCATTTCTACTTTCATCACCAACGGGCAAGCCAACCATCCGCAGCAACTCCCATCGGGAGAACACCACGACCACGAAGGGCATCACACTCACGAAGACCACCATTCTGTAGAGTGACGTTCATACCCAAGGAGAACCAAATGTCGAAGCCGAGCCTGCTGAATGAGATAGCGGTCATCAACAATGCTAGATACGTCCCGGTGTGCGGATACCAAACACTCCTAGACACCCTAGACAAACCTGACCAGGTTGACCTAGAAACCGCCATGTCTGACCACAGCATCCAATGTTCCGCAATTGAGCGAGCGTTACGCCAACGAGGGAACAGCATCACAGCGACGACACTACGCCGTCACCGACGAGGGGACTGTTCTTGTGGCAGGACTAGCTGAAGACATCAACCGACTAGGCGAAACCAAACGACTGTCGCTGGGTCGCATCGCAGACCTACTCGACCGCAACGGCATCGACCTAGACGAAGTTGGCAAGATTCAGCGCGTCTCGCTGTACCAGTCGCTTACGAAGAACGACGAAGGCGAAGCCGAATTACACGACCTGACAGCGATCCAGTTCTCGCCCAAATGGGCAGAAGGCCCCGAATGGCCAGTTATCCAGCCAGGGCCACCAGTCAAACTCCCAGCCCGCAAACCCGCCAAAACCCTCTCAGGGTGGCGTAATTGTGCCGTACTCCCCGATATGCAGATTGGCTACTACAGAGGCGTAGACGGGCAACTACAACCCACACACGACGAACAAGCAATCAAGGTCGCATTAGACATCGTCAAAGATGCCAACCCAACACTCGTCGTCCTAGTTGGGGACAACCTTGACCTGCCCGAAATGTCCAAATACCGTCTGACAGCCCCATACCAGCAGACCACCCAAGCCACCATTGACCGTGCCACCCTGCTCGGCTTTGAACTTCGTGAAGCAGCACCCGACGCACGGATCGTATGGCTCGCAGGCAACCATGAAGAACGACTCCCCCGGTATCTCATTGACAACGCCAGCGCAGCGTTTGGTCTTCGACGAGGATCATCCCCCGAATCATGGCCAGTCATGTCAGTACCGTTCCTATGCCGATTAGACGAATCTAACGTGGAGTATCTACCTGGATACCCTGCCAGCCACATTTGGATCACAGAAAATCTCAAAGTGATACACGGCGACAAGGTTGCTAGCGGTGGATCAACCGCACACAAGTACCTTGCCACCCAAAAGGTCAGCGTCATCTACGGACATATCCACCGTCGAGAATGGGCAGAACGCACACGAGACGACCACGACGGCCCATCCACGATCCTCGCAGCATCACCAGGTTGCCTAGCTCGCATTGACGGCGCAGTTCCCAGTACCAAAGGTGGCGTAGACCTAGACGGTAGACCCCTTGTCCAGCACGAGGACTGGCAACAAGGACTAGCCATCATCCCGTTTGACCCTGAGACAAACAAATTTTGTTACGAACAGATCGCTATTCATAACGGATGGGCGATGTGGCGTGGTAAGAATTACGGGCAATGAAACCTGTACTTGTCATATGGAACGACGCTCATG